TCTTTGTATTTTGCAATATCTGTTGCTGAAGTTTTATTGTTTGCTATTGCTAATGCTGTTGGATCTACGTATGGACGCTCAATTTGTAAATTATCTTCAACTACTACATCTCCACGTTCTCCATCAATATCCTCATAAACTGTTACAGCATAAGACTTATCGTATTTAACAAAGTCCCCATCTAATTCATATGTAATTGTTCCTTCTGCAGAAGATGTTAAGCCAGACTCTCCGCTAATTTGCACTTCAAGTTCTGTCTGTTCTGGAACATCTTCAATAACAAGTATGTAATCTGCAGTTTCATCTGGTACCTTATAGGTTACAGATAGTGGATATGGTGGTAAACGAAGTACTATTGACATTATTTTTTACCGTAGTAAGATGCTAACTCTTCAGGTGGTGCTATTCGTACCAGTCTGTGTGTAAGCCACTTTTCCGATGCCTCCTTTGAGACTATGTTATACCCCACTTTTAAAGCACCTAAATTATCCATGTGAAGATTTTTATCTGAATATAGTGCTACCTTGTCTATTAAATTTTCAACGCTATCTGCTTCTTCTACACGCTCTTCTTTGTTTTCTGGTGGAATCCAACTAGCCAAAATTTCTAAAATTTCAAGTTTAGTATTAGCCTCAAATAATTCAATGTTATTTTTCTTTGCATATGCTTTTAATGCCATCACTGTTTTTGTTGATAGTTCTTCTATTGTTAAATTCATAATTCTCCCGTGCTCATTTGTAATTATACCAGAATAAGAATAAGGAGGGTAGTTTTTACGCTACCCTCCCTAATATTTGATCTTTTAGATCTTAGGAATCAGCACTATCTGCGTCAACATAAGCGACTGCATCTAGTTCTTCCCATTGGATACCAAAGCGTACGAATACTGTGTATTCAATTGTATCTTTCTTTGGCTTGTATTCACGGTTTACAGTGATGTCTCTCTGGAAGCCCCATACACGGTTCTGAGGGAATGTTAAATCAACATAACCTGCAGGATAGTAAGGAACCTCAAGAACATCTACACCAAGTACACGAGTTGTACGTGAGTTACCTAGTGTCTGTGCTCCGCCATCAAGATAATCTTGACGGTTTGCTTGAGTGCTACCAGTGCGATCTGAGAACGCTTGTGAAATAGCATCTGCTAATGTACCGTTGTTACGAACAATACCAGCAAAAGCATCAGTACCTGCGTAGAACTTAAGATTGCTCTTAAGTGCACGATACTTACGAGGCATTGCTAATAGCAAGCCTTGCATTACTGATGTTGTGTAGTTGTTGTCTGAAACTGTTGCAGCATATTCGTGAGCAGCATTTCCTACTGTTCCACGAGTTTGCTTTACGAATCCTGGCATGATTGAAAGGAAGGCATCTGAGCCTGATCCTAAACCATTAATAGCAAGATCTTCAATATCGTTTGCGAAAGCATTAGTCATCAAGCGAACTAGATGATCTTCAAGTGCTCCACCTTCAATATTGTCTTCAAGTGCTTCTGTTGATACTTCCCAATCAAGACGAATCTTTTTGGTTGTTAATTCAACTTTTGAAAAAGTTGCACCGATGTTTGTATAATCTGGTGCTCCTTGAGCAGCAGCACGAATTACACGCTCACCAACATTTACCTTTTCAATTTCCATGGTGTTTGCTCTCATAGTAACCTTACGGCCATCTTTAGCGAGAACAGTTGCATCCCATACGTAATCAATAAAACGACGGGCTTGCTCTGGTGCTAGAATACCACCAGCAACGCCTGTTGGACTTACTGCATTTGCTCCAGTTGTTGAACCGAATGCTGCAGTTGCAGTGTTACCAAGTTGTGATCCTACAGACGCTGCTGCAGAATCTAAACCAGTAGCACTACCTACGCCACCAGATACGAATGAGCCTTGAGAGTTAATCTCTGCGCCTGCTCCGCCTGATCCTGGGTAGTTTTTTTCTAGGTCTTTATTTTGTTCCGACATTATTTTTCACCTCCTAGTGATTTTTACCTTAGTTAAATAGGTCGGCATTTGTGAGGAAACGACCGCCCCATAGGGATTTTTGAACCACTTGTGGTGATTCCTGTACGATCTCGCCTAGATCGCCAGACTTGCGGAAAGCAGTGTCTTGTTCTACAAGATCTACTCGCTTGCCAAACTCGTTAAAGTTGTTCTTGATACCATTAACATCTAATGTTACTGAGTCAAGAGATTTTGTTACTGCTGTTACCTTCTCATTAAGAGATTTGATAGTTGCAGCAAGATCGCCAAAGGCATTAGTAAGAGAAGTATTAATTTCTGAAACTGCCTTGGCAACTTCTTCTTTAACGTCTGCAATAGATTTTTCTACCACATTCTCTACTTCAACTGCTGCTTTTGCAACAGAAGAATCTGCACTAGCATTATCTGATTTAGCCATAGCAAGTTCTTCAACTGCTACTACTTCTTCAGCGACTACAGCGGTTTCTGTTGCTTCTGCAACAATCTTTTCTGCTTCTGCAACAATTTCTGTTGCTTCTGCTACTACCTCTGTTGCCTGTGCCTCTGGAGCAACCTGTGCATTTTCAACTGCAGTTTCTACAACTGCTTCGGTTGATTCTGTCATTGGATTTACCTCCTTAGTAATCTTAATTGTATTAATGCCTTTAGCACTATCAACTAAGAATTTTATCATTTCTGTATTATCTTTATCATTCTTTTCTATAAACCCGATATTTTGCATTTTGTTTCCAGTTACTGGACTTGTTGCTGAATCTAACTCTGATACCATAACAATATTGTTTTCTGAATCCCAGAATACGTTTTCAATTTCTGCTTTTGATAGGTATCCGCTAACAACATTTTGACCGTTTACCTTTTCAATAGATAAAATATTTGCAAATTGATTTGCTGGATTATCCACAAGAGAAAGTTCATGTAGTTCGTAATTTTTAATTACACGAATTGTCTTATCAATTTTTGCATCATATGCGTCATCCCAAGTCTTAATATTTCCACCAATTGAAAAACCAGTGTAAGTACCATCTAAAATTTTTTCCCAAGCATCTTGTGCACCCTTAGAAACATAGGCAGATACATAGACTCCGCTATAAAACTTTTTATCATTTGGATCAAAATACTTATCTTCTTTAAATGAAACAATCTTTCCAACAGCAGTTGGCTGATGCATTTCACGAAGATTACCACGGAAATTCTTAAAAGCCTCTATACTAGATTCTGTCGTTACGATGTCGCCTTGACGATCAACGTTATCAAGCGTGGCAAAGCCAGACACCATACGGCGTTCAACATCTACTTTTCCAATTGGCATTGAAAGGCGAACATTGTCACCTTTAGTTTCCCAATGAGCCTTATTTGTTAACATAACGTTATAATTATAGCACTGGTTTATACAGTTTTCTCAACTATTGAGATGCTCTACCTTCACCCTGTGGATTGCGGCCAGCAATAGTTGTTGAAGAGTCAGAATTATTATTTGTTCTTTCTGAATCTCTTTCACGAGTTCCCGCCAAATTTGCTCTAGCATCGGTTGCCTGTCTTGGGGACATAACAAATGGATCATCTCCATCTGCTCTTTGTGGCAAATCCAACTTTTCACGAGCCTCATTTGGAGTCATAACCTGAGTCTTTACATATCTTTCAATAATTTGAGATTGTGCAATTTCATCGGTTAGGGTTAGTTCATTAAACTTAAGTTCAAGAATATCTGTTTTTTCTCTAACAATTTTATTAACTACCTTTTCTAAATGCCTTTGTGCTGGACGAGATACCTGCTCTTTAAAGGTACGATCTTGAGAAAGTGCTGCTGCAATTCCTGCAGAGTCTGCACCACCCAGTTTAGAGATAGGCACTTGATGGGCAATTAGGATATCATCACGATTTTGTTTACGATATTCTTTAAACGAACCATCTTGAATGCCATTCTCAATTGGTTCCATCTTAAACTCAACTTTATTTCCGTCTGTATCTCCAGGAAGTGGGATATAAAGAGTTCTGTGTGATTGAGCCTTTAGGCCAGTTTGCAAAAATCTAAACATCTTATCTTCAGCATCACCTGATAGTTTTGCACCTTTTAAAGTTACTACATATCTTGGAACTGCCTTATTTTCAAAATAGTCAATATTGTATTGAGAGGCTAACTGATCTCCAATTAGAGATGGCATTGCTGCAATAATATCTGGAATGCCATAAAATGTGTTTAAAGGTGAGTATTCTTTTAAATGAATAATTTCATTTGGTCTTGGATCTGTGCCCATTGGATTTGGATTTTTTGCTCCAAAGTTTCTGAAATAAACTACTTTTTGACCAATAATCTGAATAAATCCATCACGTAGACGACGTACACGAACGGTTGTTGCTGGTATATGTCCAACATAGCCAATATCTCCAGCCACGGTTCTACCTACTTCAATAAATCCATTACCAGTTGCCTGAAGGTCTGTGTAAACCTTTTCCATAGTTTTTGTAAAACTATCGTCATCATTTAAACTTTCTAACCAATCACGTAGTTGAATCTTGGCTCTTTCAATACGATTACGAGCACGATCAACTGCTGCTTGATCATCATTCATTTCAAACCTTAGCATTGTTCTATCTGAAATATCAAAGCGGTATCCAAGGCCAACAACATTTTCTACTTTGGCATCAATTGCAGCATGATTAGCAAATGATGTATCATAAAAATTTGCCAACTCATACATATTGTATGGGGGAGTAATTACATCAAATAGTCCATAGCCATTCCTATATACCGTGCCAGGATTTATTTGTTTTGATTCTGCATCTACTCCAGAGGGCGTAACATTTGCTGCATTTAAATATGCTTGATTTGTTTCTGGGTTAATAGATTTTGATAAATTGCGGTTTGTTCTACGACGAAAATTTTGGTCTAAACCAGAATAATCTTTTAAATCATCCCAACTTTTGTTAAATGGATCTTGATTTTTAAAAGGATTATCTTCTCTATTTTGTGTATTAAGCCCTACACGAATATACTCTTCTTTGTCACTCATCTACAGAATCCTTTCCATATTTATCTAATGTTTGTTGTGCTGCATGCCAAGCGCCTAGATCATTCATAGATGGAATTAATCCATTAGCCATTCTTTCTTTTTGTTCTGAATACTCTTCTTCACTAATTCTATGCAATCCAGGCACAAAAACTGCCTCACCTTCGCCATCATCACCGTAGTGCATGGCAGCCTTTTTTA